GAGTGACTTGTTCCCGGAGTCAATCAGAAAGGTGATCGGCAAGTTCATCTCTTTCAAGAGCGCATATTGCTTTTCACGGTCCATGCTATCTGACTCGATCAGGCAGTGTTTCCATCTGGTCACATTGGCATTGTTTTCTCCTTTGCCATCCAGCGGGTTGAATCGAACATATGCCCCGGCTCTTTCATTCAGTGTCCCCAGAGCGCCTTCTATGGTTCCGGTCCGTAGTTTTTCGATGATGTCTCCGGCTGTTCTTCTGCAGACAGTCTGTTCTGGTCGCCATCCTTTTTCCCCCGGATAAAACTTCACGCAATAACCCACAAACTCATCCGGCTCGAATAACGTAGTAAAGTATTCCAGCATATCCCCTTTTGGATTGTAGTTATCCGGAGCGGGAGGGATTTTCTCCGGACTGACGAATGTCGGATCAATGATATTCTCTTCCAGCATCAAGTTCCGGATATCATATACTTCATCATCGTGAAAGGGCTGGTACCCGTATTCCGCAGCGATGTGGAATAGCGTACCTCCGGTCACTTCTGATCTGCGGAAGGATCGCCACTTTCGCTCGCATTCTCCGGGCTTGTATTTGGTCCCTGCCTTGCTCCAACCATCCCAGACTGTCCAGTCGGCGCCCTCATACTTGAGGGCCATGCCGACCTTCAGCCATTCGTCATAAGAGCAGTCTGCAGGGATAGCCCGCAACAGATCATAATCAATCACGCAGTTTCCACCTCTTCCATCCTACCGCTGCCAGTGCGGAGATCTTCCTACTTGCCTGGTCAAATGTCCAGTCAATCGGTTCATACCCGAATCCTCTCAGACATTTAACCTGCTTTACAGTCGCCAGGCTCCGCTGAGACCGTCCAATCAGTCTGTCCATGATAGCGCAGGCGTATCCTTTAGTTATGCCTTCTGCATCGACTCCGAACTTCGCCAGGGCTTCAATTTGTCTCTCCGTCGCATCCGCTTCCTCCCATTTGAATGTTGGCTCATAATCGTTTAAGCCAATATCATCCAGAAGGTTGAACAACTCAAGAGGATTAACCAGTTTGGATTTCTTTCTGGTCTGACTTGCCAGGGCTTTCGCCAATGCTGTCCGTCTTGCTTCTTCTGCATCAGACACCGCATCAAATAGATCAATTTCTTCATCCTTGGCTTCCTTGACTACCGCCTGAATATCTTCCACATTGTCAGATACCAGTGAAGCGGGTCGGCAAAGGTTGTGCTTCTGACATAACCATAGGAAGTCCAGAATCAGCAGATTGTCTTTCCCTGGGAACAATCTGGTCCCCCGCCCTACCATCTGACAGTAAAGACTTCGGATCTTCGTCGGCCGGAGCACAACTACGCAGTCACAGGATGGACAGTCCCAGCCCTCCGTTAACAGCATGGCATTACAGAGGACCGCTCCAGGGCCCGCTTTATCAAACCAGTCGAGTATCTCTTTCCGATCCGGGCTGTTGCCGTTGACTTCCTTTGCTCCAGGGATCAGGTATGCCAGTTCCTGAGCGATACTGATCAGCGGGCAGAACACGACGGTTTTTCTGGCGGATGCATGCTCCTGAATAGCTTCTGCAATCTGTGGCAGGTATGGGTCAAGGGCCTCTGCAATGGAGTCAACCTGGAAGTCACCGATGGAGACCCGCACCTCGTTCATGTCAATCTCCAGGGGGATAGTTTTAGCCGTGATCGGGCACAGATACCCTTCTGACACTGCTGTCTTGAGTCCGTATTCATATGCAATTCCATCAAAGTATCTCGCCAGGCTTTTCTTATCTCCCCGGTCAGGAGTAGCTGTCACTCCGAGCACTTTTGCATCTGGAAACTGATTCAGGACAGTCTGGTAGGAGTTGCTGATAGCATGATGCGCTTCATCGACGATGACTGTGTCAAACATGCCAGTGTAATCTCTCCGGCTCATGGTCTGTACAGATCCGACAGTCACCGGCCGAATATCTGTCTCCTGGGCTTTAATCTTCCCAGGCCTTTCTCCGAACATGGCTTCGTATTTGTCCCGGGCCTGTTCAATCAACTCATCTCTGTGAGCCAGGATCAGTCGGTTCCCGGGCCTTTGGTTTGCTATTGTATTAAATACCACTGTCTTTCCGCAGCCAGTTGGCAGGACCAGCAGCTCCTTATCCCACTCTTTCCAGTGATGGTTGATGGCCCGAACTGCCTCCTGCTGGTATGGTCTTAGATTAAATGAAGGAGAGCTCATCCATCTCATCCTCTCCGATATCCATGAAATCGTCCTTCTTCTTCCATGCTTCGTCGTTCATGGTCACAGCCGGAGCTTTTGACGGAGGGTAGAAAGACTCGACTCTGTTGAACTCATTACCGTTATTGCTCTCGCGGATCGTGATCGAGCAGATGCCGGTCAGTCCTTTCATTTTGGTCAGGTCAATCTTTTCCTTGCCCTTTTCTCCGACCATGCCGATAGATTCTGCGAAAGTACGCACCAGGAACAACAGCTTTTTACAAATGAACAGATTATTTTTCAGTCTTACAGTTTTGTCTAGGGTAGGGATCTCCAGCTCACAGGTTACCTGCTGTGTATTTGCCGGGATCTTAGTGGAGTTTCCGGAGTAATATCCGACCTCATAGTCGGTAACCGTAAAATGATAGTCGCCCTCCGGAAGGACCTCAAAAGTGTTATCGTCAAGTTCCAGGTTGTTGATGTTAAGATTCTCAGCCATTGTTTGTTACCTCCTTGGCACAGTCTCTGCATAATTTTTGCTTATATTTCTGCATCGTGGCGGATGCCAGTCTTTCGTCGATGGGCTTCCCGCACTTCTCGCACAGGATTGGATCAGTCACCGGCCTTCGGTTTCCGACGCGGACCGCGTCAACCATGTCTCCAAATGCAGATATTTTTTTGACTCGCAACAGTATTTTATTGTTCTTCCAGTCCTCAATGTATGGAGTGCCCAAAACCCTCGCAATCATCTCGCTGTTTGTCTTATTGAGAATCATCGGCTTAATGTCTTCAGCAAAGTATGCCACCGTGCACTCTTCTTTTCCGTTCTGGTTTTGTACGATCTCCTGCTTTACTTCTCGGATCGTAACCACTTTCTCCTCTCCGGGCTGAAAACACCAGGAGCCGAGATAATTAGGATTTGTCAGCTTCTTCCAATGTGTTTTATTCATCTCCGATCAGCTCCTTATCTTCGTATCCTGGCCAGTTGCCAGTTGTTTTGCACTTGTGATACAATTCAATCAGATCCCGGAACTGCTGGAGTCCTTCTTCAACAAATCCCGGGTCACAAAAGTAGACCCTGACTGCATATGGTGGATTCTTTTCCTGGGCTACGAAAGCGAATCTGTACTGGAGCAGAGTGTCGGCAAACACTCCCTCTGTATACATAGCTGCCTGCAGTTTATATCCATAGCTTCTGCAGGCGCGTTCAAAGTGCCCGTTCTCGCAGCTGGTTGTTGTTTTGTAATCCACAATATACTTCTCACCGTTGTACTCGGTGAGACAGTCGGGTCTGCATTTACACAGTTCCCCGGTTTCTGGATCAGTCCATCTGAATGGAATCTCATGCGCTCCGGTTTTAAGCAGTGCGCTTGCAGTGGGGTTGGCCAGGACCGCCTCGTTCATCTCTCGGATCTTCATGTAATCCTCTTCTGTAATCGGCTCCTTGTCTCCCAGCTGGTCAATAAAAGCAGTCCATTCTGCCTTGCCAGCTTTAGTCCGTCTGTCCACCTTCGGAGCAATCGCATAAGCATCCGCAAACTTTTCTGGCTCCAGGATATACTTATGTGCAGCGGTTCCAAATTCAAGAGCGACCGTGCTTTTACTTGGATGCGTAACTGCATACAAATAATGAAGCGGGCTTTTCTTTAACTGCCATAAGTCTGATCTTCTTACTGCCGGGATATCATCATAATTCTTCGTTGACATATTTCACCTCCACAGGTAATTCGTCCTGATTAAGTGCAACGGAAACGGCTTCGAACAGCTGTGTCGCAATGCTCCATGCGTACTGATCATCCGATAACTTAATCTCAGTGCTACCAATTCTGATAATTACCATCTCTTCACCTCCTTTATTCACTGATAACTGTCCAAATAACACCTAAAAC